TTACTGACTTCCATCTGTTTTTACCTCCGTTTCTATCAGACTGTAGGCGTATTCCGCCTGCTCGAACGGGTCGTCTAACTGCTCCGTTCTTTCGCGTATGCGAAAAGATGTGGGAAAGACCGCCTTTTCCGGTTCTTTCGGCCTCTGAATACGGCCCAGCCTTTCCGTCCGCCGGGTGCGCTCCGCTTCTGCGGCCGCAAAGGTATCTGCGTCGATGATGGCGGGATAAAACCCGTCGCCCAGGTAGCGGGCGTTTGTGAGCATTCTGCCGATTCCGGCGTGGAAACTTTTAATCCCCGCTTTGCCTGCGGCGGTATTCATGGAATCGCCGGACAGATAGGCGTCAAACAGCGTTCGCACCCGCCCGGCGGCATCTTCGTCAATCACGGCCCGCCCGTTTTCGATCCGGTAGCCGTAGGGGATGTGACTCATTCAAACTACCAGCCTTTCTTTCAGCGTAATGCCGCACTTGAGTTCAAACCCGATTTCGGTTCGGGAATACACATGAATCCGCTCTACAAATCGGGAGAACAGTTCTCCGTCAAACTCCCGCAGCATTATTGCTTTCGTACAGTACTGCAGAAGCTCGCTGACCTCCGTCAGATACTGACTGTCACAGTTCAAAAGACGGGAAATGGAATCCTTTTGATGTTGAATCCGCTCGGCTTCCCGAAGCAGTTCGTTGTTGCTTTTCTTGTAAACGGCGGGTTCCAGATACCCCTTGCTCAGCAGACTGACCAGCATTTCCTGCTGACGCCGGTTTTCCTCCAGACTTTTTTCGAGCTGTCCGATGCGTTCCATGCCGTCATCGGCGTTTACCCCGCGCAGACTGAACAGCAGGGGCTTGAGAACGGTCTGATTGGCAAAGATGAGCTTGTTCATCATTGTGACGAAGGCGCATTCGAGCGCAGACTCGGGAATGTATTTCACCGAGCATCTTTTGATGTTCTGGATATGGGTACCGCAGCACCATGCAATTTTGTGCCGCCCGTATGCGTGGGTACGGCGCTTGAACGTGCCGCCGCAGTGTCCGCACACAATTTTCCCCGAAAACGGGTATCGGTTCAGATACTTTGTCTGCTTCGGGTTTATGCCTTTTTCTCTGCGGTGCTGGACGATAACGGCCTGTACGGCTTCAAAGTCCTCGCGGCTGACAATCGGTTCGTGATGGTTTTGAATCAGATATTTCTCTTTTTCCCCATCGTTGCGGCGGTGGTTGAAATTCGAGTCGGTATAGGTTTTTTGAAAAACAGCGTCGCCGATATATTTCTCGTTGACCACCATTCCGCGAATGCTCGCGGCTTTCCAGAGCCCGCCCATTTTGGCGGGAATGCGCTGTCGGTTCAGTTCTTCGGCTATTTTGGGCATTCCCTTTCCGGTCAGCATTTCCGAAAAGATAAAGCGAACGACTTTTGCCTGCCGTTCGTTAATGACGAGCATTCCGTCAACGGAATCGTATCCATAGGGCGGGCAGGTGATTTTATACGTGCCGTTTTGGAACCGGCTCTGAATCGACCATTTGTTGTTCTGAGAGATGGAAGCCGATTCCTCCGCGGCAAGTCCGCTCAGGATGGACAGCATGAATTCGCTTTCCATGGTGCCGGTATCCAAATTCTCTTTCTCAAAACAGATAAAAATGCCGCGCTTCTGCAGTTTTCGCACCAGTTCCAGACAGTCGGTGGTGTTTCTTGCAAACCGGCTGATGGACTTGGTGACGATATAGTCAATCCGCCCGTCCTCGCAGTCAGCAATCATCCGGAGAAGCTCCGGACGCTTTTCCTTTTTGGTGCCGGTGACGCCTTCGTCGGAATACACGCCGGCAAACGTCCACGCGGGATTGGCCTTGATGTATGACTCATAGTGTCGAATCTGCGTTTCCAGGCTTTCCTTCTGCTCGTCGCTGTCGGTGGAAACCCGGCAGTAGGCCGCGACACGCAGTTTCGGCTTTTCATTTTCCCAAATCGGGTTGACAGCACGGGAATCTATTTTCGTGACCTTTTTCACATTTTCACCCCCTCGGTCAGTGTGTTATGTTACCTCCGACGGACTGTGATAGCAACGGATTCATGGCATAATCTCCGCCAGTGCGGGAGAGAAAGATTCGCGGTTTAAGGCGGTGATCCTGTCGAATTCGGACAATGAGATCAGCCCTCGGCCGCGCATGGATTCGAGTATTTTCTGCGCCCGCGCATAGTCCGTTTCCCGCTGAAGCGCCTCCTGCGTCATGCGCGGTGTGGTTGGAACTGTTCCGTCTGTCTGCAGTCTGTCCATGACATTACCTCCAAAGCAGCTTTCTTTACTGCCCACTGGAGGTGAAGGCGCCGCTTTGACGAAAAAAGGCAAAAAAAATAAACCCACCGAGGAACGAATCCTCAGTGGGTTTTGCACTTATTTCGGCAATTTCAGTTTCTGCCCGGCGTAGATGGTATCCGAGCTCAGCCCGTTCAGCGTCTTAATTTCCTTATACCGTGCGCCGCTTCCGAGCTTTTTGGCTGCGATGCCCCAGAGGGTGTCACCTTTGGCCACGGTGTAGCTTTCAAAGGTTTCCGTGGTTGAAGTGCTTTTCCCGGAAAGAATCTCGTTGACCTTTGCCTGCACGGCGGCATAGTCATGCCCGGCGGCGGTCAGGCGATTTTTTCGCTCCACGCCGTTGCCCCAGTTACCGCGGATGACTTCCCGTGCCAGTGCGTCGACAGATTTACTTCCAGATGAGGAAGATGCTTCAGAGCCGCCGTTTTCCAGCAGGCGATTGACCTCTGCGCGGAAAGTGTCCATAGACTTCCCGTGCTTGGGGAACCAGTGCATCACATCGCCGTGGTTGCTGGCGATGCCCAACTCATGCCCCTCGCTGTGGCAGATGAGGTACGGCCGCTCCGGGCGGATGCCGTACTGTTTGCAAAGGTAAGCGCACAGCTCGGCTGCCTCCTTGTAAACCGCATTGAAATACGCGGCATCGGAGAGATTGTCCTCGCAAATCTCGAAACTGATGTGCGTGTCGTTGCCGGAGCCTTGGGAGCCGCTCCCGCAGTGCCAGCCGCGCATGTTCCACGGCAGCGTCTGGTACGTTGCAATCATCCCGTTCGCCAGCTTACCAATAAAAGCATGAACGCAGACCTGCCGTCCGCCCGGTTTGTCGGTGTTCCAGTGGTTGTTGTACTGGTTTTTGCCCAGCAGACCGTCGTCCGGACCCACATAGCGCTTGAGATTGGGATTGTTTGCCCCGGTGGAATGCACCATGATGCCCCGGGGCGTGATGGTTCTGCCCGCCTTATAGCAGGCGTTGCTGGTCAGAATCAGTTTGTGTAAATTCATTTCTCCTCATCCTTTCCGCTTCGTTCATGAAGCTGTTCCAGAACCGCCTTCAGTTTTTCGGGGATGGGAAGTCCCAGATGCCCCGCGTTTTCGAGTATGCTCACACCCTCGTTGGACAGATAGAAAAAGATAACCGCCGTGCGCACCGCGCCGCCGTCGCCCAGCACCTGGCTGTCGATGATGCCGCCCACGCCCACCAGCGCGAAAATGAGCACCTTGCGGGAAATGCCCTTGAAGCCGATTTCGCTGGAGAGCTTTTTGTCGGCGATCGCGCACAGCACGCCCGTCAGATAGTCGAGAACGACAAACGCCAGCAGCGCGTAGAGAAAGCCGTCCCACCCGCCGAGGAACCAGCCGAGTGCGCCGCCGACAGCGGCCAGCGCGGCCTGGACCCAAACCCAGATTTCCTTCATCATAAAACCTCCGTTTCTTTGCTTGGTATGTATAAAAAAAGCGCTCCCGCACAACGCGGAAACGCTTGAATTTGTGGTTGTCACAGCGACAGGATCAGTTCGGCAAGCTGGTTCATCACAGCCGCACGGGGCCTGCCGGTGCCGAGTTCCTCCCAGTCCGGTTCCGGTACGGCAAAGCCGGAGTCGGTGCTGTACTGGTTGATGACCGCAATCACCGGCTCCACGGCGGTTCGGATTTCCAGAATATGAAGGGGCCAGTTTTTCATTTCCGTTCTGCCCGCTGTGATTTCCTCGCTCCACGAAACCGGCGCAAGGCCGTAGTAATTGCGCACGGTGTTGACGGCGGTGCGAAGCGCCGTGATATGGCTTGCCTTGACCTTGGTTTCGTTGGTCGTGATTGCTTCAAACGGAGACGTCAGCACTGTAAACGATCGAGAAATCTCCGCGCTGGGCGCTTCAAAATCTGTGTTTACGCACCGCACCGTGAGCGTTTTTGCTCCCGCCGACTGTGACTCGGCCTTGAACATCACCGCCGCACTGCCGCCGACTTCTCCGCTGGGAGAAAAGAGGGACGGATTGTTCACACCGTCCCACCAATTTCCTGTGCCGATTTTCACCTGCACCACCTGTTCGGAGGGCTGTGCGCCGGTGGTCATCAGCACACGGGGATTCGGGTTGTAGGTGGACGCGCCGTTCTTCGGCGCCGCGATTGCCGGCTCGTCGCAGGCGGCCGCCACGCAGAGGATAGAGTTGGACACCTGCTCGGCGGAATAGACGTCCAGCGTGTCGATGGTCCACAGGCCGTATTTTGTGTAGGTTCCCGGTTCGGTCGACGCCGTCACCGTCCGTGAACCGGAGGATGCCGACAAATCAAAGGTTTCCAGCACATTCCACGATGTCCAGGTCGAACCGTCCGTGGAGGTTTTGCTTGCCAGCATATAGCCCTTGATGGGACTGGTGCCGCCCGACGCGTCGCTCCATGTCAGCGTGATGGGGCCTGCGCTGTAAACTGACGGAGTCGCCGTCAAAGTTGTCGCAGGCTGAGGCGGCGTATTTTTCCGCACGGAATTGGAGGACACCTTCCAGCCCGAATAGTAGCTGGAGCCGGCGGAGCCCTGCGTGCGCACCCGGAACCGGCGGTAACTGCCTCGCGCGGCGGGCGGCGCGACCGACAAACTTCCCGACCCGGAAGAGGAAGAAACCGTGCTCAGCGCCGTCCAGCTTCCCCAGTCGGCGTTGTTGGCGGAATCGCTGTACTGGACTTCAAAGCCGGTGACGGCGTTGTTCGTGCCGCCGGACGCGCCGCTCCACGAGAGCGCGGCACTGCCTTCCGCCACCGTCGGGGAAACGGAACAGGCAGACGGCGCGCCGCAGGCGGTGGTTAACAGTGCGGAACTGGTTACGGTATAGCCGGAATTGTCGATCACGCCGGAATTCAAGGTAAGCCGCCCGTCCGACACCACCCGGAATCGCACGCCCTGCGTGGTGTTGCCGGTTGTGGAAGAACAGGTTACCGTCACAGAACGGTAGCGGGGCGCGGTGCCGTCCCAGTTGTCGTTGTCAGGGGCCTTGATGCGCACCTGCCCGGACGAGCCGTTGACGGTAATGGTGCAGAGCAGGGCATAGCCGCTGTGAATGTAGGAACCGGAGGAGGCCAGCGCCGCCGCAATCGTAAAATGGTAGGTCATCTGGCTGTTGTTCGGCCGGCTTTTGGAATAGGTGATGGTGTATTTGACCGTCGGGCCGCTGCCTGCGTTCAGGGTTACGCCGTTGATATCCGCCACTGTAAATCACCCGCCTTCATTCATAGACCGCCGTAATCAGCGAATTGACCGTGCCGCACAAAGATGTGTCCAGCCGCCGGTCGGTAATGTCCCCGGCGGCAAGGCCGACCGCGCCCGCCGCGACGGCAATATCCGCCAGCGCCAGCTCATAGATGTTGTCGCTCCGGGTCAGCGATGGAGCAGAGGGAGACGCTTCCGCCGTTCCCGTCAGCACAGCCGCGGAAATCTTGCGCTCCACCGCGTCCCAGCGAACGACCACCCGGTCGATGCGGGGATTCACGCCGTCCGCCGCCGCAAGCGTCAGGTTCAGTTCCTCTGTATTTTCATAGGCATAACCATTAATCCACGCACTGCCGGCGAGGACGTTCACCGACAGCCCGCCGCCCGGCGTCACACGCAGATTGTCAGCGTTTGTGTAAAAGATGCCGTTTGACACCAGCTTTGCAAAATATCCCGCGAAGTCGGCGGCATCGTACATTCGATCGCCGCTTGTGCTGTTGAAAAATCCGCTTTTCTCCATTTACATCGCCCCTTTCAGTTTCTGCGACAGCGTGAGCACGCCCTTGCCGAAGGTAATGTCAAGACTCTGCCCGGTGCTGTCGTAGCTCTCCTCAATCTCTGTGATGCGGGTGGTAAGCGTCACGCCCCATTTCTTTGAAACTACTTTCACGGTCTGCCCAAGGTCAAAATCCGTGCCGTAGGTCAGATTGCCGTGGGGATTGACGGACGCGTCGAAGGACTGCGTCATCGCAAGCTCGCTTAACTTGCTCTGCCCCTGAAAGAGCAGGGCGGCGGTGTATTCGTCCCCGAAATCCTCGGAGCGGAGGCTTTTAGCGTCCACAAATACCTCCCGGCGTTCAGTACCCTCGCTTTCCCCGTACACGGCAAAGACGCGCTCCACGCCTTCGCCCTCGCCGCCAACCAGCGCCACGTTGGCGTAGTCCGCGGCGCTTTTCGTAAAGGTCTGGGACGTGAGATTTTCATACTCCCAAGAAAACACCGCCTGCGATTGCTCGCCCTTGTACAGCGTGACGGTGAAGATTCCGTTTGCCGGATTGAACACCGCTTTGATGCCGGCGTCCGCCGCTTCGCATAAACCGGCTACCGCATCCATGAGATTTTTGTAGGAAATCTGCGTGCTGACCGGGTCCGACAGCCCGCCCCCGTCATAGACGAGGAAGTCCATCCTCCGGTCGGTGTTGCCCGGGCTGATGAGGTGGTTATTGATTAACTGCCCCACGCAGTCGGCGAGCGTGTCGTTTAGGATTTCCGTGTCCCATACAATGCGCCGCGCGAGGTAAGAAACGGCGAACCGCCCGCTGACGGTGATGAGCTCTTTTTCCTCCTGCGAGATTTCCGCATACTCAATCACGCCGGCTTCCTCGCCGCCGCTTTTCCATAAAAGACTGCCCAGCGTCAGCAGAGCAAGGTTTCCCGCCGTGGCGATGGCCTTGAGTTCAAAGCTCCCGCATTGGGAATACTTCCTTGTCCAGCGCAGATATTCAAACGACTCCACAACACCGGCAGGTTGGCGGTTCGCGTCAAAGACATACAGTTCCATTGAAAATTTACCTCTTTCAAAAAGGCGGTGCGCCAGCGCGCACTTTTACACTACACTCCCAGATACTGCGGACGGTAGTACAGGCTGACCTCCAGTAGTTCCTTGCCCGCCGCCGCGTCATAGCGGAGCGTGGTCGTGCCCGGCGGCAGCTGAAGAAAAGTCGAGCCGGTGTCCAGCAGGCTGAACACGCTGACTTCTTCGCCGCTTTGTACATGCACCACCCGCTTGCCCGCGAAATGGGTGTAGACGCGGATTTCCTCGCCGGCGGTCAGGACGGTGTTCAGGCGGACATATTCGCCGGTGGCGACGTCCATCAGTTCGGGGTTTTCTACCTCACCAAGAGCCCGAAACACAATCCGGCACCCGCAGGACACATCCCCGGGATTTTCCACCGTAATAATCTGACTGGGCTGGCGGGAGCCGAATTCCACGCCGCCGTCGGGGATTTCCAGCACGAAATGAAAGAGCGGCGTCCAGCGGGCCAGCTCCGCGCGGACTTCCGAGAGCGCTTCAAAAAAGGGCGAGGGGCACAGCAGACTGACGAAGAAGCCTGGCGCGCGCTCCCTGCCCGAGGTGGTGAACCCGGCTTCCTCCACCACGCAGGCAATCTGCTTTCCACGATAAATCAGCGTGCCCTGCTGTTTGGGCGTGAATATCCGCAGAAACTGCTTTCGGCGCTCGTATGCCGCATCGGGCGAGGATGCCACAATCGTACCTTCCAGCGTAATGTTGCGCATGTCCAGCGCGGAGGAAATGAAAAAAGCGCCGTCCTGCCGGGGCGCCTGAAAGGTGTTGACGGTCTGGCGGACGCTTCCCGCGCCGTCAAGCTTCGTCAGAAAGAACGGCTTTGCCTGCCGCAGTGTCAGTTTATCTCCCGATTCATTGGTATAGATCAGTTCCATGCCGTCCCCCCTAAAACTCCAGCGCCAGCTTGCGCGAGAGGTTCTTAAATTCCCGGGCAAGCTCCTTTTCGGACAGCGCCTTGGGAGTAACCACCGAGATGTTCTGGGTGATGCTTGTTCCCGTAGAAATGCTCCGCCCGGACGCGCCGGCGTTTACGGAAAAGCTGGTGGGAATGGCATTCTGCATCTCCCGGGAGACGGAAGCCATGGCGTCCGCGAAGCCCACGCCGATGCCTTCGCCCATATTCCGGCCAAGACCGGCGAACAGCGCAGAAGGCGAATGGATGCCGAAAAAGTCCTTGATGCGGTCCACGATGCCGCCGAAGAAGCCGCTGATTTTGTTCCACAGCCACGCGCCGGCGTCCGAAATACCCTGCCACAAGCCCTTGATGAGGTTTCCGCCCACCTGCGCCATCTGCCCGATGTACCCGGTGAACGCCCGGACGAGGCCCGCCACGATCTGCGGCACCGCCCTGACGATTGCCACAATGATGGAGGGCAGATTGGCAATCAGCGACACCAGCAGCCTGACGCCGGCCGTGATGATTTTCCCGGTGTTGCCGGCGAAGGCGTTTGACAGCGCGGCGACAATCTGCGGGATAGCGGACACAACGGTCGTGATGATGAGCGGCAGATTCTGGATCAGCGCGATGAGCAGTTTCACGCCCGCTTCCACAATGAGGGGAATGGAAATGATCAGCGCGTTTACAAGGCCGTCCACAATCTGGGGAATTGCCGCCGTCACCGCTTCGATGATCTGCGGCAAAGCGGCCACCAGCGAGGTCAGAAGCTGAATGCCGGCTTCGACGATCTGCGGAATCGAGCCAATGAGGAAATTCACCAGCGCGGTAATAATGGCGGGCAATGCCGCCACCAGCTGCGGGATGGCGTCGAGCAGTCCCTGCGTCAGACCGAGAATGAGCTGCAGCGCCGCTTCGAGCAGCATCGGCAGGTTTTCTACCAAACCTTGAACAATCGTCATAATTGCGCTAACAGCAGCCGGGATTAGTTTGGGGAGCGCATTTCCGATACCTTGAACCAAAGCCGTCACCAGCTGCACCGCCGCGTCGATGAGAAGCGGCAGGCTGTCGATGAGCGCGGATACGATGGTCATGACCGCGTCCACCGCCGCCGGGATAAGCTGGGGCAGAAGCGTCAGAAGCGTGTCAAGCACCTGTGTAAACAGGCTGACCACGGTGGACAGCAGTGTGGGGAGCAGTTCCCCGACCGCCTGCAGAATCCCGTCCAAAGCGGCCGGCAGAGCGGCGACGATGTTTTCAATGACCGGCGTGATGTTTTTGACCACATTCTGAAAGGCTTCCACCACGTTGCCGATCAGCAGCTGAATATCCGCGTCCGCGTCGCCCAGCCCCGCCGTCAGGTTGCCGATGGCCGACTGCATCCCGGCGATGGAGCCGCTGATGGTTTCGGTCGCTTCCTTGGCGGTGGTGCCCGTAATGCCCATTTCCGTCTGGATGACGTGGATGGCCGCGTATACATCGTTTAAATTGCTGATGTCGTATTTCTGCCCGGACAGCTTTTCGGCGTCGGAAAGGAGCCGCTCCATCTCGGTTTTTGTGCCGCCGTAGCCGAGCTTCAGGTTGTCGAGCATCGTGTAGTTCTGCTTGGCAAATCCCTGATAGGCGTCCTGAATCGAAGAAATGCTTGTGCCCATTTTGTTGGCGTTGTCCGCCATATCGGTAATCGCCGTGTCCGCCGCCTTTGCCGCCTTGGCGGTGTCGCCGCCGAGGGACTGGATGAGGCTGGCCGAAAAGCTGGTGACCGTCTCCATGTACTCATTGGCGGACATACCGGCGGTTTGGAAGGCGTTGGCGGCATAGCTCTGGACAGCCGCGCTGGAATCCTTGAACAGCGTGTCCACGCCGCCCACCAGCTGCTCGTAATCGGCGTAGGCGGCGACGACTTCCTTGCCGAGCTTGACGGCGGCGGCGCCGGCGGCGACCACGACCGCGCCCATTGCCACGCCGACGCCCTTTAAAACGCCGCCCAGCTTTTCAAACTTGGAACCGGACTTTTCCGCCTCGTCGCCGCTTTCCTTCAGTTCGTCCCCTAAATTGTCCGCGCCCTCGGTTGACTGCGAAAGCTCGCGCTTCATGCCGTTCAGCTCCGCCTGCGCTTTGTTTAATTGAATCTGCCAGTTCTGAGTACGGCGGTCGTTTTCGCCGAAGGAATCGGAGGCATTTTTCAGAGCGGCGCGCAGGGTTTCGATTTTCGCCTTCTGGGCGTCGATCTGCTTATTGAGGACTTCGTTGCGGGCGGCGGCCGCCTGCACGGATCTGTCCTGCTTGTCAAACTGGCTGGTGACAAGCTGCATTTCAGAGCCGAGCACTTTGAAGCTTTGGTTGATGTCCGAGAGCGCTTTTTTGAATTCCTTTTCGCCCTCCACGCCGATTTTCAGGCCGAAATTATCCGCCATTTGCCGCTCACCTCCTCAAAATGGGCATGAAAAAGGAGCAGCCCGAAGGTTGCTCCTGAGTGAATATTGTTATTGAATTTTTGCTATTACAATTATTCTGTTCGTTTCAATAGTTCGCTCTCAATAAAAGCATTAGAAATATACATTGCCCTTATGATAGGCTTAAAACGCTTGTATTGAGCAGTTCCTTCATCGTACTTAGTTTGAGCTTTTTCAGTTTTACTTATAATTGAAAGCACAGGAGGTAAGGCATTTTCTAAATCTTGTTTAGAATACATTCCAAGACTACCGTCATTCTCTATCAAAGTTTTCGAAATATACAGAGCCTTAATTCTGTTCTTTAAGAGAGAATGCTTTGATGTGCCTTCCGCAAATTTCAATTGCATTTTTTCACATTTGCTGATAGTGGAAGATATAAGTTTTACAGCCGCATTCAGTTCTTCTTGAGAATAATGTTCCATACAACCCTCCCGTTTCTACCTATCTACTTCTATTTAAGGGAAATTGATTATACCATAATTAACATCGTAGATCAAATTCCCGGCGGGATGATGTCGTCAATGGAAAAGGTCTGTTTCGGCTTTTCCATGCCGAGAAACTGCTTGTGGCACGCCCATAAATCCAGAAACAGACCAATGGGCATCAGCCAGAATTCCTCCGTGCCTATGCCCATCTGCACCGTCCCGTAATAGTAAAGGCGCGTGAACACTTCTTCTGTGGTCACGCGCCCTGCGCGTTTTTTGCGCCGTCTTCGCTTTCACTTTCCACATTCCGCGTCGTTCCCTTGAACATCGCCTCGGTGACGGCGTTCTTGTACGCCGCCAGATCCAGCGGTGAGGTCAACAGCTCCACGTCCTCCTCAGTCAGCAGATCCTGCGGTGCGTCCTTGTTTTTGAGGTTGTGAATGAGGATGGACTGATTCGCCAGCAGGGTAATCAGCCAGATAATCTCATCCAGCGCCATCTCAAAGTTTTCGGACTTCATCAGCTTTTCTCCAAGGTTCTCCAGCCCACCGTAGCGGCGCGCGATTTCCTTGGTGGCGCGGGTGGTGAGAATCAGTTCATAATTTTTCCCGCCGATGCTAATAACAGCACTTCGTTCGTTTTCCATGCGTCACCCCTCCTTATTCGCCGGCCGGCGCTTCGGTGTAGGTGGGTTCGTATACCTGACCGAACCAGCCGGAGATGGTTTCAGCCGTCACGCCGGAAGCGCCCTCGGAAACCTCCGCCTTCCACGGATGCGTTCCCTTGGTGTCCGGTTTGTTGCGACGCATGACCGTGCCCTCGATGCTGGGCGTGGAAAAGGTGATGGAGTCGCCCTTTGTCTGCAGGTTAGTCGCAGGGATACCGAAAATAACGCGGTAGAGCCAGAAGTACCGGTACTTGCCGTTTGCCCTCAGAGCGCGGAAGCCGATCGCCGTCGGCGGGGCGATGTTTTCGCCGGCGGAAATGAGCACGCCGTTGTCGTCCGCCGCCGCGCCGGTTAGGTCCTGCGCGGCCGTGATGCCGATATCGTCCACGCCCAGCGTCAGCTTGCCGGACTTGAAGTCCTTGACCACCTCCGACGCGCCGTCGTCCGCGTACAGCGTCGCTTCGGCAAGCTCCACGGACAGTTCCGCCGAGATGGCCTTCGCGAGTATTTCTGGGGTGCCGTAGGTTTCCTCGCCGTCCTCGGCTTCGGTGATTTTTGCGTAATAGAGCTTATCCATTCCAATGGTAGCCATAATTTATTCCTCCGTTTCATAAGACTGCGCCACATCAATGGCGTAGTGGTGGTAGCCGGTATCGTCCTCGTGCCCGACATAGGTGCGTCCGGTGACGGTGAAGCCGGCATTCAAAAGCGCCTGCGTAATCTGCCGTTTGCGCTGCAGGTAATTGCCCTTGGAAAAGAGGGAAATCCGCACCTCCGACACATCCATCAGCGGCGCGTTGTCGCCGAACAGGGCGAAATCATCAGTCAGCGGCGTCAGCACCAGATATTCGTCGGGCGGAACACCGGAAAAAGCGCCTGTCTCCACCGGGAGAATGGGCGTGAGAAGCGTATTCAGTTCCGAAAGCACGCTCATATCCGCCGCACCTCCTCGTCCAGCTTTGATTTCATCGTTTCGATACAGGCCTTGCGGCTCTGGGTTTTCGCCGGTTTGAGAAAGGGCTTGGGCGGCTGTCCGTGTTTGCCGTATTCGAGGATATTGGCGATTTTCGCGTTACTGCCGCCGCCCGAGCGCGGCTCGGCAAAGCCGACCTTGATGTCCCAGCCGGAGCCGTCCCGCTTGGGTTTGGCTGGCGAAGGCCCCAGCGCGCTTTCCAATTCGCCGGTGGAGCGGCTTAGGTTTTTCGTGCCTTTCCCGACGACGGCGGAGAGGTTGGATTTTACCCGTTCCAGCACGACCTGTCCGCCGGCCTCCAGCACACGGGGCAGGATTTCGTCTGTCTTTTCATTCAGCCGGGAAACCTTCAGGAGAAAGTCCTCCGGCATCTTGATTTCTGCTTTTCCCACGTCAATTCGCGCTCCCTTCCACCAGCTCGCACAGGCACTCTACATACATTCCGCGCCCGCGCACGTCCTCCGCGCTGGTGATGCGGTACCGTTTCTCCTCGCAGAGAATGAAGTGTGCCGCGCTGACCTCGACGCCGGGGATTTTGCGGAAACGAAACAGCACGGACGCTTCGGAAAAGACCGCCATATTCGCCCAGCGCTCCGAGCCATTGCGGTCCTCCTTGTAGGCGCGCACCGAGGCAAGGACCGTGTCGCCCTGCGTGACAAAGCCGTCCGCGTCCTTGACCGGCGCGTTGGAGATAATGTCGATGAAGCTGTTCATTTTTCCGAAAGACATGTTTACACCTTCCAATCCCGGTCAAGGCGCAGCAGCAAATTGACCGTTTCCCAGACCTGCCGACCCGCCTGCACGGAATCGGCAAAAAAACCGCCTGTGGAACCGTCACGGGACTCGTACCAGTTGGAAACGAGCATAATCACGGCCTGCTCGGTGGTGGGAGACATGGCGTTTTCGCCATAATATCCCGCCGAAACGTGCTGGTAGCTTTCGGCATAAGAAATGGCGGCGGCAATCAGCCGCAGAAGCAAATCGTCATCCTGATCGTGCGTGAGGATCAGGTTTTCCTTAACCGGGGCCAGTAAATCCGCAGGCGTCATGCCGCCGCGCCTCCTTTCGTCGTTACGAACTGCATATTTTGTGCTTCCACGCGAACGTGAAAGCGCATCTTACGAACCCGCCGCCATTTTGAGCAGCTTGATGCCCTCGGCCAGAATGACCTTGCCGTCCACGCGCTCGGTGGCGATGAAGCCGACCTGTCCGTTGGTGGAGTAGAGCTCGTTGAGCCGCTGCACCGTGCGGCCCTGACGGTCGGCAATCCAGTAGTTTTTGTAGTCGCCGAAGGCGATCACAAACGCGTCCGCTGCCACGGCGGGCACATAGGGCGAGGTGTAAATCGGGTAGCCGATCAGTCTGTCCGGCTGGCCTGCCTGCACGGAAGGCTGCCAGAGATACGCGCCGTTGGAATCCTTCAGCTTGCGCAGCAGCGACACCGTCGCGTCGTTCATCAGGAACACGGCATTGCGGCGGTAGGGGCTTTTCAGCGAGTAGACGAGGTCGAGGACGTTGTCCACCGTGATGGCCGTGGCGGAATTTGCCGTCACGCCCACCTGCCCGCCGTTCGCCGTGAAAATCCCCGTGGGCTGACCCGTGCCGGTGCCGACGCAGAACGCCTGCTCCTCGGCGATGCCGAACGCTCTGGCAAACTCCTGCGCGATGTAGCTCTCCAGATCGAACATGTTGTCCTGCAGAAGCTCCGTGGAGACCTTCACAAGGTCGGTCAGCTTAAAGGCGTCAATCTGAGTCTGCCCGAAGGTGGGGTTGGATTCGGTGTACGCGCCGTTTTCCGCGGTCCACGTCGCCACGGAATGGGAAGCCGCCAGCGGAATTTTACGCTCGCTCGACGTCGTGATGACTTTGGCGAGGGAGCGGATGATGTTCGCCTCGTCCAGCCCCGACACAATCTGATGCTCAAATTCCGTCGGCACCAGATAGCCGCCGTCGGCGTCCACGCCCTCGGTCATGACGTTGTGCAGAAGGGCTTTGCCGTGCAGATGGCGGCTGAAATCCTCCTTGTACTCGTTGCTGGCGCGGCCCGTTTTCGGCGCCTCCGGTTTGGTCGGCGCGTTTGTGATGGGAAGGCTTGTCGGGCGGCTCAGCTCGAGGTCATACGCCTGCTGACGTTCCAGCCGCTCGATTTCCTTGCCGAGCGCCACCATATCGGTCTCCATCTTGTCGTACTCGGCTGCGGCTTCGGGAGGAACAATGCCGTCCGCGCCGCGCTTCTGGTCGAGGAACTCCTTGGCGGTGTTCCAGATTTTACTGCGCTTTTCGCGCAGTTCAAGAATTGTGTTCATGTCTTTTACCTCCATTAAAATTAGTGAAGAATGAGGGAAAGCCGCTTTTGCAGCAGCTCCGCCGGTACGCCGTCGGGCACTTCGGACTGGGGTTCGGGTTTTGTCTTGGGCCGCACCTTGTCGAGCAGAGAGTTGGTCACGGCCCGCCTTGAAAAAGCGAAGTTCAGCGGTATCTCCTCAGCCTGCCGGCGTTTGGCATCCTCAAGAATACCGTCGGCAAAGCTCAGTTCGATCGATTTGTTCGCGTTCATCCACGTTTCCGCATCCATCCAGTGGGAAATTTTCACCCGCGCCTGACCGGTTTTGATTTCATAGGCGTTGATGATGCTTTCCTTGACCTCGTTCAGCATTTCAACCGCCTTTTTCATCTCTTCGGTATCGCCGATGGCGACGGTGAACGGGTTGTGAATCATCATCAGAGCGGTGGGCGCCATCAGCACCTTTGTCCCCGCCATGGCGATCACAGAGGCCGCACTGGCGGCGATGCCGTCGATTTTGACCGTGACGTTTCCTTTGTAATCCATCAGCATTGAGTAGATTTGCGACGCCGCCACGCAGTCGCCGCCGGGCGAGTTGAGCCAAATGGTCACGTCACCGTCGCCCGCCAAGAGCTCCGACTTGAACAGCCGCGGGGTGATGTCGTCGTCAAACCACGACTCTTCCGCAATCGTCCCGTCGAGGTACAGGATGCGGCCGTCGTTTTCGTCAGCATCCCGCGCCCAGCTCCAAAACTTTTTGCTTTTCACGATGTGTTTTCCTCGCTTTCTTTTGAGTTGTACGCTGCGCCCACGTCGGCCAGCTTGACCATATTGCCGTTGAGAACATGGAGGTTGCCGCCCTCGCTGTCTGACAGCAGATTGAGATCTTCGAGTGCGCGCACGTCGTTGACGGAATAAAAGCCGTTTTGAATGCCCACGCTGTAGCCCTGCATGCGGCTCTGGTAGTCGCCGCGCAAAAGCCCGTCGAGGTTGAAGCGGATGGAGAACACCGATTTCTCGCTCGGCAGCAAAAGCGCCTGCCGAAGCGACTGCTCCCAGCGCACCACCCACGGGTCGAGCGTGTATTTGACAAACTCCAGACTCTGCTGTTCGATGTTGGAGAAGCTGGACTTTTCCAGGTCGCCCACCATGTGGGGCGGCACGCGGAAAATCCGCGCGATCTCGTTGATCTGGAATTTTCGGGTTTCCAGAAACTGCGCTTCTTCGGGCGGAATACTCATCTGGTGAAACTTGAGCCCTTCCTCCAGAACCGCGATGCGGTGGGCGTTTGCGCCGCCGAACTGGGACTGCCAGCTTTCCCGCAGGCGCTCGGCCTGCTCCGGTTTGATGACGCCGGGATGCTCCAGTACGCCGCCGGGGTTGGCGCCGTTGGCAAAAAACCTGGCGCCGTAGTCCTCGGTAGCGAGGGAAAGTCCGATGGAATTTTTCGCCATGGCGATGGGACTGTACCCGATCAGTCCGTCGAAGCCCAGCCCCGGAATGTGCAGCACCTCGTCGCGGCGCAGTGTTGCACCGCCTTGCTTGGGCCGGCCGCCGCTTTCCTCCCAGTCGCGGTAGTAGGTGTAAATCAGCTCCCCGGCGCGGTTTCGGCTCACGTCCATCTTGTTTGGGAGCAGCGGATAGAGGGCAATCACCTGCCCGTTGCCGTTGCGGATGATCTGGGCGTAGGCGTTGCCCCACAAAAGCAGGTGCGCCATCAGCGTTTCCCGGAACACGAACGAGGTCATTTCCGGATTCGGCTCGTCGTGCAGGATTCGGTACAGAGGGTGGGCGGCGGTGCGCTCCTTGCCGCCGTCGCGGGTATACCGATAAACATGGAGCGGCAGTCCCGCGATGGATTCCGAGAGAATCCGCACGCAGGCGTAGACCGCTGAGGTCTGCATCGCCGTGCGCTCGTTGACAGGCTTGCCGCTTGTGGTATTTCCAAAGAGAAAGCCCAGCGTCCCGCCGGAGCGGTTGCCGGGCTTATCCCTTGAGTGAAAAAGTCCCGAAAAAATGCTCATATAAACAACAGCCCCCTTTCGTTGTAGACGCTGTCGGTGAAGCCTGCGCCGCCGACCGCCGCCCGGGCAAAGCCCATGATCATCGCCACCACGCCGTCGATTTTCTCGGTGGACTTTTTCTTGTTGGGCTTGATGTTGCCCGCTGCGTCCTGATCGATGATGACGTTTGCCATATTCCAGTCGAGGACGGGGTGCCGGCCGTGGCGGACTCTGCCCTCCATCACGAACTGATAGAAGTCCTTGCTGGCCGGTGACATGGAGCCGAAGCCCTGCCCGAAAGGGAAAACCGTGAAGCCCTTTTCCTCGCCCAATTCCTCAAGGTCGCGGCGTACTTTCTCCGCGCCCCACCTGTCGTAGGCGATTTCGCGGATGCGGTACTTTTCCGCCAGTTTTCCGATGAACGCCACGATGTAGTCGTAGTCCACCACGTTTCCCTCGGTGGTGTTGAACACACCCTGCTTTTTCCACACGGCGTAGGGAACGTGGTCGCGGCGCGTCCGCAGATCGATCACGTCCTCCGGTAGCCAGAAAAACGGCAGGACGGTATATTTCATATCCCCGCCGCCCGGAGGAAAAACAAGAACCAGAGCGGTCAGGTCGCCGGTGGAGGACAAATCCAATCCGCAGCAGCAGTCCCGGCCTTCGTATTCCTCCCAGTCGATGTCCTCACCCAAAGCATCCCATTTGTCCATCGGCATCCAGCGGATGTCGGCGTTGCACCATTCGTTCAGGCGGAACTGCCGAAAGTGCATCTCCTCGGCGGGGTTCTGTTTTGCCTGCTCATACGCGGCCCTGACGGTTTCAAAAGGAATCGTCACGCCGATGGAGGGGTTCACCCGCCGCCAAACAGCCTCGTCCTTCCAGTCGTCGCCTTCCTCAATGCCGAACACGGCGGGATAAAACGACGGGTCGATTTTAGTGCCGTCCATCACAGCTTTTGCTTTGCAGTGGATTTCATAGCAGATGGAAGTCTTATCCCGACCGGCGGTGGTGATAAGAAAATACAGCGGCTGGCGACGGGCGTCGCCGGTGTACTTGGTCATGGTGTCGAACAGTTCCCGGGTCTGCTGGGCGAACAGTTCGTCGAAAATCAGCCCCGACACGTTGAAGCCCTGCTTGGATTTGGTTTCGGAGGAGAGCACCCGGTAGAAGCTGTTGGTGTAGGGAAAGATGATCCGCTTGGTGGAAGGAACCAGCTTGGAAAGCGCCCGCAGGTCGGGGCACTGCTCCACCATGGCGCGGGCGGTGTTGAACACGATGGACGCCTGATTGATGTCGGCGGCGCAGGAGTAGACCTCCGCGCCCGCTTCGCCGTCGGCGAACAGCAGATAAAGGGCTACGGCGGCGGCCAGCTCCGACTTGCCGTTTTTCTTGCCCACCTCCACATAAGCGGTGCGGAACTGCCGGTACCCGTCCGCGTCCACAATCCCAAAAAGATCCCGGACAATCTGCTCCTGCCACGGCATCAGGCAAAACGGCCTGCCGTACCATTCGCCGGTGGTGTGCCTGAGCATCTGAATAAAATTCACCGCGAAGTCGGCCCGCCGGGTGTCATAATGGCTGGTCGGCAGCATCAGCGGGGTCGGTGTATATTGAAAAGCGCCCATCGGCGGAACCTCCTTTTTATAAAAATGCGCGCAAAAAAGGCGGCGGACTGTTTTTGTCCGTCACCTTTTGCCTGAATGATTTCGTTGATGCTACGCGCAGAAAATCTGTACCGCGTCCTTTAAGAACACGGCGCATCCGGGCACGATGGCGTCATAATACGCGGTAAATCGCGGGTCGTCCACATACATCTGCGCAACGCCCCTGTGCGCTTCTTTGCTGTAATGATCCCAGTAAAAGCAAAGCCACCTCTTGTGGAGCGCGCAGGCTTTTTGCGCCAGTTCGCCGCCGGGGTCGCCCTGCTCGAAGGCTGCCTTCAGGGTGTTGTTCAGTTCTTGCGTCAGGGCTTCCAGCTCGTCGTACTGCTCTTTCGTCATATTCTTGAGCTTGGCGTTCGAACGGCCAACGGCTTCGTCCCCGTACTTTTCCCGGATTTCCCCTCCGTATTCTTGCTCGTTGTCCGAAATCAGCTTTTCCTTGAAGCCCTCGAATTTTTCCTCATCTGTCATTTCCGCTTCTCCCTTCATTGCCGAAATGCTTGTCTGTACATTGCCGATCAGTCGGTCCAGCCGCGCGCGTTTTTCCCGCAGAGCGGTGAGATGATTCTGCAGAGCGGACAGTCCGTCAAAGTCCTTCTCCGCCAAAATGCGCCCGATTTCCGACAGTTCCACGCCCAGTTCCCGGTAGAATAAAATCTGCTGGAGCCGGTTTACTTCCGTTTCTCCGTAAATCCGGTACCCGTTGGAGCGCACGGTTTTGGGCGGGAGCAGGCCGCACTGGTCATAATAGCGAAGCGTCCGGGTGCTGACGCCCGCCAGTTTTGCAAGCTGGTTGATGGTGTATTCCATTGACGTTTCCTCCTGTGAGTATCAGTGTAAACCATGACGCAACGTCAATGTCAACACCTTTTTGAAAATATATGGAACGAGAGCCAGCCCCTCGCGGGGCGCTCCCGATTGCTGTCGCGGTTAATTGTACTTTTCGAGAATCATGGCGTAAACCGCTCTGACCTCGCCGGCGGGCTTTACGTCCCAGCCGCGGTCGTAGTTGCAAAGGTCTCGGTGGTCGTTCAGCCTGCGGATGGTCAGCTTGGAAATGCGGCCGCCGTCAATACCGAATTCGGAGCCTTCCTCGTAGTGCTTGACCCAGTATTTGTACGGAACGCCCGTTTTCGGGCCGGTGAGAATGCCTTCGCTCCACATGGCGGTTTCCTCCTTACGGTTTCTCGGTCAGCTTCCCGCCGACCAGAATGTAGCGGTGCTCCCGCCCGGTTTCGTCCGCCGCGATAATGCGCAGTTCGCCGCTTTCAAAGGCGTTGTATGCCTTGATAAAGCGGCAGCCCTCGCCAAGCTGTTCCTTGATTATCTGCCTGTAATCCATCGTGGGTTCCTCCCTGAAAAAGTGTTGTGTGCCTTTCGGCATGTACATATATCACTCTGAACGCCCGGAACAGCAAGTCATTTTGAGGATATATATTACACAAAGTTCTCGCTTGGAGATTGTGTGATTAACCCTCGCCCGTGAGGATGAACCGGGAATAGGCTTTGCGCTCGGTTTCGAGGAAATCCGCCAGTTCATAAAAGCCCATTTCCAGCGCGATGCCTTTGACGGCGTTCGTATCAAACATATTCGTCCGCCCGGTGTCGCGCACGGTCAGAATCTGTTCCTTCACTTTTTCAGTCATGCCCGCTCACCACCCTGCAAATATCCGCGCCGTAGGCGACCGAAAGGCCGCTCCCGTTGTCCCACGCGACCATGATGCTGCCGGCGTCGTCCACGCCACGCACCGTGCCGCGGGTTCCTATGGGCGGGGCCTGCGGGTCATTCATCCGTACCAGTTCCACACGGGTGCCCTCCGGGTACTGCCGGCGGAGCCGCTCCACCGTTTCTCTGCTTGGAAAATTCACTTTGTTCACCGCCTTACCGTACTCTGGATTTGTAGGAGCCGTTGCCCTTGAGGTTTGCCAGCAGGATTTTCCGCGCCTGCTTGTATTCCTCCCCGATGAAGCCCAGCGAAAGAAGCCAGCACCGCATGGCGTATTTGGGGTTATCCGCCTCGTGCTCCCGGGCGGTGACGCGCTTTTTCTTTTTGGCCGCTTCGCAGAGCTTGGCAATCAGGGCAGTGTAGGCGGCGACGGTGTCGGCATCGTCCGTAAACCGGAACCAGGGGAAGCACAGCCTGCCGCCGTCCTCGTTCGTCTGCCGGATGGGCAGATCCTCCGTTCCCAGCGCCGCTTTCAGAAGCGCGGCCTTGGCGTTCACCATTTTGCAGAGGTTGTCGACCTTTCTGGGGGAAAAGCCGTCCATCGGCATCTCGATGGTCAGAATGTCCGGGGCGGCGCTCGCTTTTTCCGCTTCCGGTTCATCGTAAGCGCGAACCTCGGCGGAAAAGCCGCGTTCTTTCAGGGCCTCCTCAAGCTCCCGGCTGTCCGGGCCGGCGACCAGCCCGGTTTTGCCGACGCGGTAGGCGCCGACCTCGTATTCGAACGAGGGCGCGCCGAGGTAACGGACCGGCTGATTCAGAATTTCACCGGCGGCGCCGGCCAGCGACTTGCGTTTCTCTCCGACAAGGTTGTAGTTGAGCTTCATGATGGAATCCTCCGTTTTGCTTTGATTCCGGCGGGCTTCCGTCCTCCGGTGACTACATATATCACTCCGAAGCGTGAGAATAGCAAGTCCTTTCGGCGCCGTAATGCCGACAAAGATGTGCGCAGGGATTTGTGTAATTAAGCTTCCCTTGAAATGTCTTTGACAAGGTCGGCGTAGGCATAGGTCCTGCCGTCCCGCTCGCAGGTGATATCCGCGCCGCCGTTCTGTTTGAACTTGGCATACCGGCGTAAAATCACGCTCGCGTATTTTTCGTCCAGCTCTATCATGAAGCAGATGCGGTCGGTCTGCTCGCAGGCAATGAGCGTGGAACCGGAGCCGCCGAAAGTGTCCAGCACGATGGCATTTGCCTGGCTGGAGTTGCGGATGGGATAGGCCAGCAGGTCAAGGGGCTTTGACGTCGGGTGGTCGCTGTTCTTTTTCGGCTTGTCAAAATTCCAGACCGTGGCTTCCGAGCGGCCGGCGTACCACTTGTGCGTACCGGTTTTGAGCCAGCCGTAGAGAATCGGCTCGTGCTGCCACTGGTAGGGCGAACGTCCCATGACAAAGCTGTCTTTTACCCAGATGCAGGTTCCGGAGAGGTGAAAGCCGGCTTCCCGGAACGCCCGGCGGAAATTTTCGCCCTCGGTGTCCGCGTGGAAGATGTAGGCGGAGCCGCCGCTTTCCAGATTGTCCGCCAGATTCCGGAATGCCGAAAGCAGAAAAGCATAGAACTGGTCTGATTTCTGGCTGTCATTCCTGATTTTCAGTCCGCTGGAACCCTCGAAATTCACGTTGTACGGCGGGTCGGTCAGAACAAGGTTTGCCTTGCGGTTTCCACCGGGGCTCCCGGCGCCCATCAGCTTTTTCACCGTTTCCGCGTCGGTGGCGTCGCCGCAGATCAGCCGGTGCCGTCCCAGCGTCCACACATCGCCGGGCAGAACAAAAGCCGCCTCTTCCAAAGCGGCCGTGAGGTCAAAGTCATCATCCTGCACCTCGCCGGTGTCGGCGGCAAAGAGCTTTTCAATCTCATCTGCCCCGAAGCCGGTCAGCTCCACATCAAAGCCGAGGTCCTTCAGCTCGCCGAATTCCAGCGCCAGCAGTTCCTCGTCCCATCCGGCATTCAGCGCAAGGCGGTTGTCCGCAAGAATATAGGCGCGCTTCTGCGCTTCGGTCAAATGTTCCGCAAACACGCAGGGGATTTCGGTCATGCCCTCGGCTTTCGCCGCCAGCACGCGCCCGTGCCCCGCGATGATGTTGCAGTCCTTATCCACAATGACGGGATTGACAAACCCGAATTCCCGCAGGGAGGCGCGAAGCTGCAGAATCTGTTCCTTGGAGTGCGTCCGTGCGTTGCGGGCGTATGGCACCAGTTTGTCGATATTCACTTTTTCGAACCGGGAAGTCCCGGCAGGAAACCTTTCCGTCGGCTGCATTGGCTAAAACCCCCTGTTCCTGAGCATCTCGAGGAATTCGTTCTTGCCCTCGTATTTGGTTTCGCAGTTCTGCGAAACGATCAGCCAGATTTGGTTGTAGACCGCCATCATGGCTTTCTGATAATCCAGCGCCATGTTGACGTAAGGCGACCGCTTGCCGGACGCGATGCGCCCCAGCCGGCGGTTCATGTATTCGCATTCCAGATAGGCCCTGCGCAGGAACGCGAAGTCCTCGATCAGGTTCGGCGCGACCAGTTCTCCGCACCCGGAACCATCGACCCACTCTGCGAGCATTTTATAAATCCCGCTTGCCGGCGGCAGGACGTCGCCGCCCTCCTTGGCAGCCATGTCAAGGAAGGACGGCATACGGCGGCTGTTTTTGGTTTTTGATTTCTGCGAGTTTGATTTTTTTTCAAAACCTGTGTTTGATTTTTCACCCGCGGGAAATTTCAGCTTGGTCAGTTCCCGTTTTCCGGGGTTGCCTTCGATGATCTTGTCCGCGAGCGGTTTCTTTGGGCGGCCCGCGCCCGGCCTTGCTCCTCCTCTCGGCACGGGCATCGCCTCCTTTGCCGCGCTTTTTGAAAAAGTTTTTGATTCTGCGAAAATTCATACGAAGGGCCGGGCGCGCTGTCCTGCCCGAAAGCCGCAGAGATTCGGACCGCCCCTCCCGTTGAATTCACAGCCTTTGATTTATTTCATAGAATCAGAAATAATCGCCGCGTTCGGCATGAAGCCTTGAGTGGCACTCCTGACACAGCGCCTGCAGATTGCTCCAGTCGTTGGTGCCGCCGTCGGTCAGCCTGCGCCTGTGGTGAACCAGCTCGGCGGGGGTCAGCCTGCCTTCTGCCTTGCAAACCTCGCACAGCGGATGCGCCGAAAGGTATGCCGCCCGGATCTTCGCCCACGACCTGCCGTAGCGTTTGTTGGACTCCGGGTCGCGGCCGTACCGGTTGTAGCGCTTGGCTTCCAGCTTCGCGTGCTCCTCGCAGTAGCGCCCGGCGGTCAGCTTGGGACAGCCCGGGTAGGCGCAGGGTTTTTTTGCTTTGTACGGCACCGTGATTTCCTCCGTTCCGGCGCATGGAAAAAGCCTCCGCGGGTTTTGCTCCCATGAAGGCTTTCTGATTTTTTCGCCACCCTAACAATATCATAAGAGCCGCGTGGCTTTCTATGGCCTCGGGTGGCGAATCGCATCCACCTCGTTTAACGCCTTGTTGTGAAGGCGGTGCACCCAGCGGATGTCGAGATGCAGCGCCACGGAGATTTCCGCCCATGTGTTGAAGCACAGGTAGCGGAGCTCCAGAATCGTTTGGAGATCGGGCGCTTCCACACACCGGATGATCGTGACGATTTCATGCTTCAGGTCGATCAGGGCGTTCAGGTCGGCGTTGATTTCGTCCTCCAGGTCGATCATTTTGCAGATCACGTCCTCCATGCGGTGAAAATTCCTTGTGCCGCTGTTCGGCGTCTCGCCCAGAGCGGCGGAGGCTTTCTCCGCCAAATTCCGGAGCGACTGGACCTGCTCCAGTTTTGAGTTGATGCGCTGGTCGATTCGATAAGCTTGGGAAAGGTACTCCTTCGCCGTCATTTCCTGCGTGTTCATAATCTGTACCTCCGGTTTCTTGATCCCTCGGATTGGCACAAATTGTCTCAGGGACGAAGCCCTTATTGTCATCAGATTTTCAGATCGGCTTTGACCGCCTCAATCAGGGCGGACTGCGTGCGGCCCTTGGCGGAAAGCGCCCTGCATATGCGGCCGTCGATGGTGCCCTTGGTGACGATGTGCTGCACCACAACGGTGTCCGCCGTCTGCCCCTGCCGCCAGAGCCGGGCGTTGGTCTGCTGGTAAAGCTCCAAGCTCCATGTCAGCCCAAACCAGATGATGGTGGAGCCGCCCGACTGCAGGTTCAGCCCGTGCCCGGCGGACGCGGGGTGCACCAGCGCTACGGGAAGCTCGCCGGCGTTCCATCTGCGGATGCTCTCCGGGGTGTCGAGAGGCGAAAACGGGATGTGAAGCTTTCGCAGGCGCTCGGAGATTCCGGCAAAGTCGTGTTTAAACCAGTAGGCCACCAGCACCGGTTTGCCGTTCGCCGCCTCGATCAAATCCTCCAGCGCGTCCAGCTTGCGGCCGTGGATATGAATCGTGCCGCCGGCGTCGTCATAGACCGCGCCGTTTGCCATCTGCGAGAGCTTGTTTGACAGCGCCGCGGCGTTGGCGGCGGTGATCTCGCCGTCCGGGAGCCGAAGCACCAGATCTTTTTTCAAATCGTTGTACCGCGCCCGTTCTTCCTCGGAAAGCCGCACCTCATATTCGCTGCTGATAAGCTCCGGCATCCGCAGATGGTCGGCGGACTTCATGCTGATGGTGATGTCCGCGATTCTGCGGTAGATCGCTTCCTCCGCGCCGGGCAGCGGCTTGTAGGTGAACACCACCTGCCCGCTGCGCTTGTCAGGAAGGAAATAGTCCGTTCGGTACTGCCCGATGAAGCGGCCGAGGCGCTGTCCCATATCCAACAGCCGGTATTCGGCCCACAGATCCATCAGTCCGTTTGCGGACGGGGTGCCGGTCAGGCCGATGATGCGGCGGACGCGCGGGCGGATCTTCATCAGCGCCCGGAAGCGTTTTGTCCGGTGGCTTTTGAAGGACGACAGCTCGTCGACCACCACGGTGTCGAAGTCAAAGGGGACGCCGCTCTCCTCAATGAGCCACTGGACGTTTTCCCGGTTGATCATGCAGATGTCCGCCCGCCGCAAAAGCGCCGCCCTGCGCTCGGCCTCGGTGCCCACCGCCACGGAGCAGGTCAAAAGCGACAGGTGATCCCATTTCTGAATCTCGGCGGGCCATGTGTCGCGGGCCACGCGGAGAGGCGCGATTACCAGAATACGGTGAGCCTCGAAGCTGTCAAACAGCAGGTTATTCAGGGCGGTCAGCGTGATGCTCGTTTTGCCGAGGCCCATATCCAGCAGGACCGCCGCGACGGGGTGATCCTCGATGTAACGGACGGCATAGGTCTGGTAGCTATGGGGTTCGTATTTCATCCAGAATTCCTCCAATCTGCTCTGGCCGGTCCAGCACGAAAACCCGAAAGCCCAGCCGCCGCAGCGTCCGGTGTCTGGCTTCCTGCAGGGGGCGCGGCGCCCTGCCCGGAGCCTTGACCTCCACAAAGGCCATGCGTCCGCCCGGCAGCAGCACAAGGCGGTCGGGCATTCCGCTCATGCCGGGAGAGACGAATTTTAAGGCCAGACCGCCCGCCTGCTTTGCCATCAGGGTAAGTTTTTGCTCGATTTCCTTTTCTCTCACGGCCGTTTTCCCCTCTCAAGTGACCTCGGCGCATGTCATTTACCAAACTCTTTCTTACGAGATTTTTTATGTGCCTAAGAAAAGTTTTGGAAGAGACCTTCGTCGAGGTCACTTGATTATCTTGTTTACTGCAAAAAGCGCTCGAAATCTCCGTCGTCCGTTTTGAGACGGAGCCCGGCAAAAAAGCGCCGGCCGTCCCGGACAATCCGCTCAAAGCCGGCCTTTTCCAGTGCGAAATAAAAATCCGCGGTGCTGCGGACATATTCGTTTGTGTCGATGCTGTAATTGCGGTACGCCTGATACAAAGCGCCGGAGCTTTCGCGGAAACCGGCGGCAAGCTCGCACCGGTCCTCCAGAAAATGACCGAACCAGTCGTTCTGCGCCCGGTACTCGTCAATGGCTTTTTGCACGCATGCCGGCACGGGGAGCTTGTAATCCAGCGCGATCACCTTTCGGGCACCCTCGATGATCCACGCCAGAATGCTCTCGCCGGCATTGTTGTAGAGATATTCGCCGTAGTTCTTGATGTCGTTTTTTCCTTCTATCTTTGCGCCAAACGGAATCACGATCAGCCTGCGCCAGATTCCGTCGTCGGAGGCGCTGACCTTCGGCAGGTGGTTGGTGTAGAGAACCAGCGTATGGCAGGGCGTGAAGCTGAACGGGTCCTTGTACTTTTTCTCGGCGAACACATCGTCGGTGGAGCAGAGCTGCTTGACGGTGGAGTCGTTGAGCCGGGCGCCCTCCTGCATTTCGGCGGCGATGAGCAGGCGCTTGCCCTTGACCTCGGCCAGCTCCGGCTTGATGTTGCGGCGGCAGCCCACCGTCAGCGTGTCGGCGGAGATGTTGCCGCTGTACAGACCCAGCACGCGGGAAACCGCGTTCCAGAAGGTGGACTTGCCGTTGCGCCCGCAGCCGTAGGCGATGATGAGCGCTTCCACATAGACCTTGCCGACGGCGGCAAGCCCGCAGATCATCTGCACATAGTCGATGAGTTCGCGGTCTTTGCAGAAGATGAGGCCTAAGCTGTCCTGCCAGAGCAGCCCGCCTTTCCTGCCGGGCGAAACGGAGGTGATTTTGGTGATAAAGTCGGACGGCGCGTGCTCCCGCGCGCCGTCGAGACCTTTGCGCAGATCGTAGGTGGCTTCGGGCGTGCAGAGAAGAAAGCAGTCCGCATCCAGATCCCGCGGGGAAATCTCCAGCATCGGACGCGCCTCTTTGAGCGCCGCGGTGATGTTCTTGGAATCGCGGCGGCGGATCGCATAGGACTGGTAGGCTTTCGCCGCGAGATATTCATCGTAGGCCTCGGACTGCGCGTCGTTGAACAGCGCTTCCGCCTTGGCTTTGGAGGTCGTGTCGAGAATGCCCTGCGCCCCGCATCCGGTCAGCTTTTTGGCGGCGGCCAGCAGATCCCGGGTCGCCTCCTCCAGCTGGCGGCGGGTCAGCTCGTGGGCCACTGCCTGCGCGCCCGGCTCGGTTTCCTTCCAGTAGTGCTCCGTGTACCGGATAAAGTGTGTCGCCGGCGAATAGCGCAGCTCACCGGAAAAGTGCTTTGCCAGCACCTCGGCCTGCCCGACGTCGGAAAAATCACCGGGCTTGTATGAGACATCGCTGTTATACACCTCGGGCGGCACATAACAGTCCTGACGCTGAATTTTGGCGTAAAACCGCTGGGCGCTGTGCCAGATGGTCGAAAGCTCGGCGTCCGGAAGCGGCGGCGCGCATTTTGCGGCTTCCTCCAGAAAGCATTGATACGCCTCATCGCCGTCGCCGTATTTTTTGATAACCCTGCCGGCAAATCGGGACAGGGTGGCGTTGCGGCTGCCCTCCGGAATAACCGGGCTGACTCCGCTGCCGCCGGGAAGATCCGCGTCAAAGTCGTCGTCCTCCAGAAATTCGGTCAGATTCATCCTGCCGGGGAAGAGTTCCACCTCGGCGCGGGATGTGCCGAAAAAGAAGCGCGCCGCGTCCAGCGCCCTGGTGTCGAAATACGGAAAGACGGCGCTTACCAGCTTCTTCATGTCGCTGTAAGCGGCCGCGTCGGTGATGCGCGTAATCGGGAAAAGGATATGAAACTTCGGCCGGGCGGGCTTCCCGTTTTTCTCGCGCATGTGGCAGCGGCTGTAATGGACCGCGAAGCCGACATCCGGAAACGCGGCGGCGACATCGGCCGGGCGAACCCAATCGGCCGGGTTTTCGGAGTGGTCGTTGTCGCAGTCCACGGGCAGGCAGTCCGCGCCGAGAAAATTGTCTCCGCTTCGGTAGCTGTTTTTGTACTCGGCGCAGACGTAGTCGCGGCAGACCGCCGCCCGCAGGCTTTCCTCGTCCGTGACTTCGGTTTTGTGGGGATAGGAGCAGTTGCCGGGGTTGCCGACAATGTCGGCGCTGTACAGTGTAAACATCAGTCGTGCACCTCCTTCGCACCGTCCTCCAATACCTTGGTGATGAACTTCAGCGCCGTGATGATGGTTTCCAGCTCACAGTCGCCGCCGAGCGTGACTTCAAAGCCTCCGTTTCCGCAGCGGCCCAGCGGGCGCACCCGAATATCCGTGCCGCCCTCGTCCGAAATGCGGAAATAGGTGCGGCTTCCGTGCCCGGCGTCGCCGCCCTGATAGCCGTTGGTGCCGGCCTCAGCCTCGAGAACGTTGGCGCTGACAATTTCGCGCGTATAAGTAAGAATCTCTGTGCCGCCGATGCGGCGCGTGCCTTCAGTGACTGCAAACATCCTGTACCTCCTCCAAATCTTCCGTGAAGCAGCGCAGGCGGTAATTCTTCCACCTGGCGCGTTTGATTTCCGCTTGCATGCCGGCTGTGATATTGCCGCCGAACACCCACACCTCGGAGCATTTGCTCATTAGGGCGTTTCCGAAGAACAGCCCAAGCTCCCGCTCCCGCGGGTCGGCATCGTTCAAAAACTGCGGAAACAGCAGGTGCGGCGCGATCGGAATAAACCCCTTGTCCACGGCGAAGCGGCAGTAATTTCGCGCGGCCCGGACGTTTCTTTCGACATCTCCCGCATAGGGGGAGCAGATATAGACGATGGGCCGAAATGCCCGGAGCGCGCGCTCCTCCTGTTCAATCAGCGACAGGGCTTCGCAGGCGGTGGGGTCCGGGTAGCCTTCGCTGTTGCGTTTGCCGATGCTCATGGCAGACCTCCTTTCCAAGCGGATACACGCCGCCCGCTTCTATTACCCACTGGAGGCGGCGGCCCGCTTTTGACGAACCCTCTCAGTCTTTTTTATAAAAATCCGTCTCGTACCCGTCGGCGCGGAGCAGCAGACCCTTTGCCCATGGCGGCGTTCTGCCCATCTGTTCGCAGACGGCCTGCAGAGACATGCCCGGTTCGGCTTCGATGACCACTTCATCGTGAATGTGCATGACGATGGCGCAGCGGCGCAGTGTTCGCATGGCATAGCAGAGAATATCGCGCGCGGTGGCCTGCACAATGTTTTCCACAAATTTAGGGCCGTAGGAATCGAGGCGCTCCCATTTCTTCGTGCCACCGACGCCTTCATAGGTGACGCACTGCCCGCCGAACCGGTTTTGACCGATGCGCGGCTTTACATAGGCAAGCCGCCGGCCGGAAGGCAGCGTGACAAAAAGCATTCCGCTCCGGCAGGAGAACACAATGCCGTGGGTGCTGTTGGCATGTTTATTGCGGACGGCCTCAATCGCCGCACGATCCACATCCCACCAGAGCTTTACGATATTCGGATTGGACTGCCGCCACGCGTCGACCAGCAAAGGAAGCTCGTCTTCGGCAAGGCCCATGTCGAGAGCGCCCATGGCTTTGAGCGCGCCGACCGAGCCGCCGTACCCGAGCGCCAGCTCCGCAATTTTCCCTTTTTGCCGCAGATGCCCGTTGACGCCGTGTTTTTCGACCGGCACCTTAAACATCTGAGAGGCGGAGGCGCAGTAGATGTCGCCGCCCTTTGCAAAAACCGCCTGCCGCCACTGCTCGCCGGCAAGCCACGCGATCACGCGGGCTTCGATGGCGCTGAAGTCCGCGACGATGAATTTTGCGCCCGCCCGCGGCACGAATGCCGTGCGGATCAGCTGGGAGAGCGTATCCGGGACATCTTCGTAGAGCATTTCGACACCGTCATAATCTCCGCGGCGCACCAGCGCGCGGGCCTGCTCCAGGTCGGGAAGATGGTTCTGCGGCAGGTTTTGCATTTGAATGATCCGGCCGGCCCAGCGCCCGGTTCGGCTGGCGCCGTAAAACTGGAACATGCCGCGGGCGCGTCCGTCGGCGCAGACGGCGGTCTCCATCGCCTGATATTTCCGCACCGAGGATTTGGCAAGCTGCTGTCGGAGGGAGAGCGCGTCGCCGAGGGGTTCCGGTGCGGTTTTCATCAGTTCTGCGACGGCCTTTTTGCCGAGGGTGTCCGTTTCCAGCCCGTTTTCCGCAAGCCACCGCTTCATCTGCTGAACCGAATTCGGATTGTCCAGCTCCGTCAGCTTCTTCATGGCTGCGGTAAGCTGCCGGCGGGAGCGTGCGTCCATCGCGATGGCCTGCCTGACCAGCGTCAGATCCAGCGCGGCGCCCTGGTCGTTGATTTCCTGATCCAGCTGATACTCCTCCCAGACGCTTTCGGGCACCGGGAACTTGGAAAGCCGCTCCTGAACGGACATCTCCGTTTCCACATCGCGGGCATTGTACCGCTTGAAGGCGGCCCACTTGTCCGGTGCATGCGCGGGACGGTTGCGGGTGCGGCCGGCATTGGTTTTTGTCGGTGCGCAGGGCCGGCAGAAATATTTGATGAGTTCCCTGCCCTCGGTGAGCTTCTGCTTTTCCAGCCCCAGCACCGCGCCTACACCCTCCAGCGACAGCGGCAGGCCCATGGCCGCCGCCCAAACCATGGAACAGCGCCACTGGGCGGGGTCGAGATAGGCACCGACGGGCAGCCCGAGGAACCGGGAGAGGCAGACGCGCTCGAAATTTGCGTTGAATGCCCATTTGACAACGGCCTCGTCGGTAAGAGCCGCGGCAGTTTCAGGCGGGAGTTTCTCCCCGCAGGCGAGGTCGACAACCCGAACCGGGCCGCCGTCCGCACTGCAGCCGAACAGGAGAATCTCAAAATCGGGGGATTCCGCGTATTTGTAAACGCCGCATTTGGAAAGCGGCGCGCTGCTGTAGGTTTCAATATCAATCGAAAGAGTTTTCATGGAATTGTCCTTTCATGGAGAAAGGGCGGCAGAGAACGAGTCCCCGCCGCCCTGTGCTTACTCCGTTTTTGTGGAAGTTCCCTCGGCTTTCTTGCGTTTGCGGCGCTTTTCCTTGAATTCTCTCACGGCGCAGATGATAATCCCCACAAGATTTCCGATTAAGTAGCCGACGGTGGCGCCGAAGCACACGGAAAGCATCATGCTTTGAATATCAGACATGTCCGCCTCCTCCTTAATTCAGAAAATCTTCATCGTCATCGGACGCGAAGTCGTTTTCGGCGCTGGTCTTGCCGCCGAGAGGTTCGCCGTTACGTATTTTCTGCAGATTGTTCAAACCACAGGCTATACCCTTATTACCATTTGCAGAGAAAGCATACAGGCTGATGCTGGCGCGGCCGTACACACCGGAGTACACCTCGGAGCGGGTGAGCACTGGATTCAGGTCGGCGTCCACAATGCCGGGAGCCGTCGTGGAGTTGGCGTTGATAAAGTAGGCGTTGGCATAGGCGGGGTCGTCGGGGCGTTCCGCGTCGCCGTCGCGAAGCGGGTTCTTGATGGAGGCCAGCGGCGGTACGGTCTTGCCGTTTCCTCTGAGCTTGGACTCGCCCTCGCGGTAGGCCGCTTCGATGGCCGCCTTAAGCTTGGCGACGGTTCTGGTGTCGGACTTGGGGATGATCAGGCTGACGCTGTATTTCGGCGTGCCGCCGTTAATGGACTTGGGCTCCCAGACGTTGGCGTAGCTCCAGCGGGTATCGGGGCCGGTGATCACTTTCATGGGATTGCTGACTTTGTTAGACATAGGATTGTCCTCCTTCATTTTCGTTAAAATCGGCTTCCGCCGTTGACATGGCCGGGCGTTTGTCGCTCTCCGGCACGAGCGTGGGTTTGCCCTGGGGCTTTTCGATGTAAGGGCTCAAAAGTTCGCCAAAGCGGGATTTCCCGAGCAGCTTCTGCATGGCGGTGACGCCGAGCACCCTGCGCTCATAGGGGTCGAAGCCCGCGCGCTCGACCACATCGGCGACCACTGCATCGTTGATATACCTCCGATTGGAGCGGCCTTCGACCAGTTTCCAGCCGGCCCACTTCCTGCCGCTGACGGCCTGCCGCAGGGCGTATTCCCTGATGTCCGACGCCCACGAAACGAGCTCGTCCGCTTTGGAAAGAATGTCCTCGATGTCCTCGTCCGTGAGGAGAGGCGGCAGCTTGAACTCGTACTGCGCCAGCGCAAGATTGGCCTCGGCCCGGGCGCGGCAGTTGGCCTTTGCCTTACAAAAGCCGCACCATTCTCCGCAGAGATAATTGCCGTCGCCGGCAAAGGCAAGCTCGGCGGTGGGCTTCAGGACTTCGTCGGCCCATCGGTACAGGGCGTCTTTGGAGATTTCCCAGGTGCTGACGTTGTCCCGGCGCGGCTGGTAAATGGTCATGCCGACCGTTTCGATGTCGTAGATGCCGTCGAAAAGCTCCAGCGCGCCGAGCGCGTAGCACTGCATCTGCGGATTTTCCTCAGCGCTGACCAGAACGCCGAGGCCGTGCTTGTAGTCGATGACCCGCAGGGTGCCGTCCGCGATAATGATGCAGTCGGCCGTTCCGAAGCCGCCTTCCACCCAGCGGGAGAAATCGACGCGCTGTTCAATGAGCACCACCGGATCGGCGCAGATCTGTTTGGCGGCTTCCGCCTGTTCGAGCACATAAGCGGCGTAGCCGGCGGCGCAGTCGTTCATTTCCTCGTTGTACCAGGTCAGGTTGTCGGTTGGGTCCTCGGCGGGAAGCCCCAGCGCCCTGCGGAGCTTGTATTCGCACAGCGCGTGGGCGTCGGTGCCTTCGGCGGCGTAGTCGCTGCCTTTATCCGCATAACTTTCGCAAAGCCGCGCGGACGGCGGGCAGTGGAGCCAGCGGTCGGCGCTGGATGCGGAGAGAATCGCGTGTCCTTTAGGTGGCATCTCGTCGTCGCAAGCTTCATTTCGCTCGCTTCCGTGAAAACACGAAAGCTCGTTCATTCCGCTGCTCCTCCTCTCCCCAAAGAATCTGCGGATTCTTCGGGGGCCCCGATACCCTCCGCATCCGCAAGCAGTTCCCCGTACCGGCCGGGGTCTACCTTGGAAAGCCTGTCGGCGCCGTACTTCTGAAGCAGTGAGCGAATCTCGGCGGTGTGGCCCGCACGGGATTTGTCCGCGAGCACGGCTCTTACTTCCTCCAGCGTCAGTGCCGGTTCTGTCGCGGGTGTTTCTTCGGCCGGCTCTTTTGCGCCGAACGCCTCGGCCAGCCAGTTCGCCGCGTCGTTAATAGCGGCAGCGGCGTTCCGCAATTCTTCGATGGTGGCAGCCATATCGCCCATTTTGCTCATCTGCTTTTCCTCCTTCCGCGGATTGACTCTGATCGGCAAGTATCGTGAGTTTTCTTGCCATGCGTTTGGACACGGCGCTGATTGCGGTCAGGACTTCAATGAGTTCTCTGTCCGCAGCGCGGGCCCGGATGTCGGCTTCGTACACCTTGTTCACCTCCCCGGAAGGAGCGGTTGTCGTTTTTGCTCTTTCCACTACCCACTGGAGATGGGAAGGGCGTTTTGACGAAGCAGGGAAAAACAATTTGAAAAATCTCCGACCGCTTTGGGGGCGGCCGGAGATACAGGGCTAAAACAGGTCGGGGTATTCGCACTGCAGAAGCTCCTTTGCCTTTTTGAGGCGGGAGAGAAACGTAGTGCGCGGGATGCCGATTTTATCGGCAATCTCTGTGTCGGACAGCCCCGCCATGCGCAGGTTGCCGATGCGGCGGGCCTCCGGCATAATTTCAGCGAGACGCTGAAAGAGCATGTCCAGCATGATTTGGTCGGTCACGACGTCTTCGATGCCGGCGGCTGAATCGGCAAGCTTGTCCAGCATGGAGAGCTCATCGCCATCGCTGTTTTGATAGGTACGGTCAATGGAAAGGGTATCGCCCGGGGCGTGGAATTCGCAGTCGAGGCAGTCGCCGTCGCACATCCAGTGCTTGCTTCTTGGGCACATGCACTGATGATGTGCTTGTGCGCGTTTTCTGGTTGCCCAGATATCACGGTAGTAGGCATAGTACTGTGCTTTGGTGACTTCGGCCCACTGCTTTTCATGGGGCAGGTAGATTTTGAAGACGCGGGGTTGACTTTGGTTTGCTTGGTTTTTCATTGTTTGTCCTTTCCGCCTGATGAGCGGTGGGCGGAGGACAAAACAGAGCCTGTGCACTGTCGGCACACAGACCCTTTGCCTGAATAAGGCGCAACAAGGAAAGGGTACCGACATTGCCATTCACCGCCGTAAGCGGTGAACAGGACAATATTTGTATCCTCGGCCCTTATTGCAAATCAGGCTTTGAATTTATTTGACCGGGAGCCTAAGACGGCTCGTCCGTTTTGCCGGAGGGTTGTTCCTCTTGGCATAATTTATTGTACTTGGACAAGCGGCGCCGCACACGGACATGAAATGTCCGTTCAGATACCCTGCAGGTACAAAAAAAGCCCGCGCGAAACAAGATGTTCGCACGGACAGGCACGCCGGTTATTGAAAACAGGCATAAAAATACCCGGACACAAAATGTCCGGGCTGGCTGATAATTTTTATTTTTCTTTTGTCAGCGGAGCAAGATTTACCCCTCGTAGGATGTCATTGCATTCGAATATTGTTTTTGTATAGCAGGCTTCCAGCAAAAAGTGATAGGTCATAAATTTGGGACCACTGCCCAACGAATAGGCCGAGCGGCTGATCAACGCTTGGCTGATGACAGGAGGAAGCTGCAGGGCGATGCAGATTGCCACGATGGTTTCTATAGTGGTTTCATATTCCTCGTTGTTCCGCATTCGGCTTATGGTCTTTGGATCCAGAGAACAAGCTTCGGCAAGCGCTTCGACTGTTTTGCCGCGCCATTTCATAAGAGCTGTCAGCGCACCTGAAAAACTGCCCGGCAGATTTTGCAAAACATCCGAAAGTTCTTTTGCGTAAGCCTGAAGCATTTTTGCGCGGCCGTCTACCGTGTCATTTTCCGGCGAAGTGTTATAATGGGCTTCGAAGACGATATCAGACGTGGAGTCCCGGTACAGGACACACTCGGTAAAATACTGCTTTCCGTAGCTGTTGGAGGATTTCTGGATGGTTAGGTCAAAGACAAGGCAGCACTCGTCGGCATGGTGCCTTGCGTAGTCGGTAAGGCCGGCCGTGCCGTCCTCATCGTATTCTATGTATTTGGGATGGTTGATGCAGAAGTGGGAATCGGCAAAAATATAGCGGCCGCTTTGTATCTTTTCGCGCAGGTCCTGATTGACCGTGCTTTCGACAAGGGCATCACGCTCGCCAATGGAAAAGGTCTGGTTGCGTTTCAAAGCGTCCCGCTTGAAAGCGTGTGGTTTCACATAGTGCCCGTCAATGTAAGTGAAAGCTCCAAGAGCCTCTTCATAACCGAGGTCTGCCATCCTGATTTTGGCGGCCAGACGCGAAACGCAAAAAAACGTCGCCATTTCGTCGATAACCGGCTGAATAATATCGACGAGCTCGTCCGTCCGGAGAATATTCTTATATTTGCGGATCAGCTCAGCCGCTTTGATTTTGGCCTGCCTGTACGGCATCTGGATTCGCGGGGCGAGGGCGTTTGCCTGCCACTCCATCCAGTCGGTGGCCGTCCTGGTTTTGCCGTCCTTGATTCCGCCGACCACCTGGCATTTTATCTGAGCCGCATTCTCGTTGTAAAGCCGCTCCAGTTCGAAGGCTTTCCGGTGTTTATCCCAATGGACGCACTCGTGCACGATGGTATTGTTGACCGAGCCGACATTCCGCAGGAAGAAGGACTCGGGATCGACGAAGATCGTACCTTTGTTCACATGAGTCCTTTTAAACGACGAGTCGGATTTATCGTAATACTCGGCGTCGCAGTCCGCAAAAAAGATCTGACCGAAGGTGGAGCAGTCCGCGGAAGCGCTTTTCATCTGGATGGAAAGGCCCATGCGCTGCGCCAATATGCCGGGATCCACAAACATAGGCCGGGACAGGGCTTCTTTATAATTCCTCTCGAGGAAGTCCCGGGCGACATCTTCAAGCTGGTCGCTTCTGATAAGGGGAACCAGAGAATCGGACATCGGATTGCAGTATTTTCTGCGGCTGTCGTATGGCTCGATGGAAGAGATGGAAAAATCATCGAGGCTGTTCGCCAGATCGCCGGAGCAGGAAATTTTGAACCACTGCGTTTTGTCGTCGTATCGGTCGGTGTGCCTGTCCGTTTCGGATATTTCAAACTCTGCTTCCAGAATAACATCGAAGGCAATCTTCATGCCGGGCAGATTTTCCACATAAACGCATTTGACGTTGATATCCGACAACTCCGCACGGTCGATCGTATGCACCAGTCTGGAGGAGACATCGAGGTTCTGACAGTTCTGTTCCAACCAATTAGACACAGAGCCGTACAGCTCGTTATAGAAACGGTCCGCAACGTACTCTTTAAACGAACGATCCTGTGCCATGCCCGATCCCTCCGTATTCTCTTATGATTGATGCATATGATGTTCCCTTCTGAAATGACTTTGCACGCTCGGAAGATATATCCAACGAAATTATATCATAGACCGTGTGACAAGTTCAAGATTTCTCGTCAAAAAATCATGTGTACGTGAAGAAAAAGGTTGAATTTAGGCATATAATCATGGTATACTGTTATGCGAAACGACTTTATGCTTTCAGGGGTGATGAGAGTGGCCATTAGCTATAAGAAACTATGGAAACTTCTAATTGACAAAGATATGAAGAAAAAGGACCTGCAGAAAGCTGCTGGAATCAGTTCCGCGTCGGTTACGAAGCTTGGCAAAAATGAGAATGTGAATACGGAGATATTACAGAAAATTTGCTTGGCGCTGGAATGCGATATTAGCGATATTATGGAGATGGTTCCGGATGAACTGGAAACGCATCATTAAAGAAGCACCATATTATGTTACAAATTTTATACTATAAGTTGAAAAGAGGATCGGTACATGGCTGGAAATAATACTGCCGACATTGGCTTTGAAAAACAAATATGGGATGCAGCTTGTATTTTACGTGGCAACATTGATGCTTCGGAATACAAACATGTTGTGCTTGGCCTCATCTTCCTGAAATATATATCAGATCGATTTGAGGCAAAGCATAAGGCCCTTGTCGATGAGGGCGAAGGTTTCGAAGAAGACATGGATGAATATGAAGCCGAGAATATTTTCTTCGTTCCACAGGACGCTCGATGGCGCGTTATTGCCGCTGCCGCGCATACGCCGGAAATTGGGACAGTCATCGATAACGCAATGCGCGAAATAGAGAAATATAACAAACGGCTGAAGGATATTTTACCAAAAAATTTTGCTCGACCGGAACTTGATAAACGCCGTCTCGGCGATATTGTTGACCTGTTTACAAACATTAAAATGGTCGATGAAAACAAGGAGAAGGATATTTTAGGCAGGACGTATGAGTACTGCCTTCAGAAATTTGCAGAACAGGAAGGTAAACTTGCTGGAGAGTTCTATACTCCCGCATGTGTTGTCCGCACTTTGGTAGAAGTTCTGCAACCCTTCAATGGCCGCGTATATGATCCCTGCTGTGGTTCTGGTGGAATGTTTGTACAGTCGGCAAAATTTGTTGAGAATCATTCCGGCAACATCAATAACATCTCCGTATATGGGCAGGACTCGAATCCAACTACATGGAAAATGGCACAAATGAACCTTGCTATTCGAGGCATTGATGCAGATCTCGGCGATATTCCAGCAGATACGTTTTTTAATGATCGGCATCCAACTTTAAAGGCAGACTTTGTAATGGCCAACCCTCCCTTTAACCTGTCCGACTGGGGTGGTGATAAGCTAAAAACCGATCAGCGATGGAAGTATGGAACGCCGCCAGCTGGAAACGCAAACTTTGCTTGGATGCAGCACATGATCTGGCATCTTGCGCCTCACGGCCGTATGGGTATGGTTCTGGCAAACGGATCGCTTTCATCCAACAGCAGCGGCGAAGGTGACATTCGTAAACACATCATCGAGGCCGACCTTGTCGACTGCATTGTGGCCATGCCGGGACAACTCTTTTATACGACACAGATTCCTGTGTGCCTTTGGTTCTTAAATAAGCAAAAATCACAACCGGGTAAAACGCTGTTTATTGACGCTCGAAAGATGGGAACGCTGGTTACACGCAAATTGCGGGAACTCACGAATGACGATATTGCTAAAATCGCCGATACATACAAGACATATACCGAAGGAACCCTTGCGGACATCAAAGGTTTTTGTGCTATCGCCACGACAGAAGATATTAAGAAACAAGGATACATTCTCACCCCTGGCCGCTACGTGGGCATAGAAGAACAGAAGGAAGACGATGAACCTTTCGAGGAGAAGATGACGCGGCTGACAGGCGAACTGAGCGAAATGTTCGAGCGTTCCCACGAACTGGAAGACGAAATCCGCAAAAGGTTGGGGGCGATAGGGTATGAAATTTGATTATCGTCCTTTATCAGACTTCACCGAAGTGAAAGGTGGCAAACGGCTTCCTAAAGGTAGCAATTTGATTACGACTCCGAATTCACATCCCTATATAAGAGTTAGGAATTTGGGGACTGATAAGGTTTTGGAATTGACGCCCGATTATGAATACGTTGACGATGAAACGCAAGCTACGATTTCTCGATACATCGTTAACGCCGATGATGTAATTATCTCAATCGTTGGAACTATCGGTTTGGTTGCTAAGGTCGGTAAGACTCTCGACAGAGCGAATCTCACAGAGAACTGTGCAAAAATGGTTAATATCCACGGCATAGACAGGGACTTTTTATATTATTACCTCTTGTCGGAAGATGGGCAAAACGCCATCAAAGCTGCAACTGTAGGGGCGGTACAGGCAAAGCTACCACTTAAGAACATACAGGCTTTGCCGATACCTAATATCTCGCTTGATGAACAAGCGGCCATTGCCGACACGCTCTCTGCTCTTGACAATAAGATTGCAGTAAACAAAAAGATAAATCATCATTTAGAGCAGATAGCGCAGGCTATTTTCAAGTCATGGTTCGTGGACTTCGAGCCATTCGGCGGCATGATGCCTGACGACTGGCGGGAAGTTCCGCTTGGCAAAGTCGTGGAGATAAGTACGAAAACACTCAACCCTCAATCTTGCCCTGATACCATTTTGGAACATTACAGCATCCCTGCTTTCGATGAAACTCGTTTGCCTGTGTTTGAAGCGGCTTCTGGAATCAAGAGTAACAAGTATATCGTAGACAAAGACTGTTTCTTAATTTCCAAACTTAACCCGACCACCAAGCGCATTTGGAGGCCGTATTGCATCAGCAGTCACGCTGTATGCTCGACCGAGTTTATTGTCTATCAGGCAAAGAACCCCGCCTATAAAGACTTTTACTACTCTGTCATTGATAGTCCAGCTTTCACGGATTTTCTGCTGTCGCATGTTACGGGTTCCACGGGCAGTCGGCAACGAGCAGTACCAAGCGAAACGCTTTCGTTTACTATCAGTGTCCCACCGGATTGCATCATCGCGGACTTCTGTGACAAGGTAGCATCTATTTATGCATATTTTGAACAGAACTACCTTGAAATCCGTCGATTACGGCAGATCCGCGACGCCCTTTTACCCCGCCTGATGTCCGGCGAGCTATCCGTTGCCGATTTAAGCCGCTAA